TTCGGCAAACAGCTGGAGGTTCAGCGGCAGGCGTGCGCACACCCGGCTCTGTTCTCTGCTGTTTTCCATCTCGGCATACTGTTTTGTCATTGCTGACTCCTTTCCCAAACCGTACGCTGCCGGTTCGTTAAATGATATATTCCCACAGGCATAGCCTGAAAATGGGTATAAAAAGAGCAGGGCTGCATTGCAGCTCTGCTTTCTTCATGTTATTGGTATTTTTTTATCGCATCCAGCCAATCCTCTGGACACTTTCCATCGTAAAATTTGTCAATAACATCTTGTATCGCTCTTTTTCTTTCCTCTGCGCTGATTTCTCTGTGCCCTGTTACTCTTGCTACAGGTGGATCATTCCATCTGGGAGCGGTAAATAGCTTTTCTTTTTTCATAATTCAGTCCCTATTTCTCATACAGAATAATTTTTGTAACAGAGTTGTTTTGAAGCAACTCACCAACAACAAAGCTACTACCACGCACATACAATATCTCTTGCTCACCTGCATTAAAAGATCGAATATCTCGTCCGTTCTTACACTGCGGAATATAGATTTGCACCTCTGCGTCCGGGTTATAGGTCTTTCCGCAGGTTGCAGCTATGTACTCGTTGTAAGTAACCGTGTTGCCGACCGTATGCGTGTTTACAAACCTTTGCAGTTCCGTTGGATCGGATATAACCAAAGAGCGTTTTACCGATCCGGCATACCTGGGGAATTTCTCAAGTGCACGGTCTAAGTTAGTTATAGCCCTTTTCTCCTCGTTTGTCAACTCTATACCTTGCCGCAGTTTCTCGTTAATCGGGTAAAAGTCACTGGACACCCAGCTGTTGATTGCGTATTCTTCCTCTTCTGTCAAACCCGGGTCTCTCTTCTCCACATACTTCTCATACCACTGGGCGTAGGTCATATCTGCCGGTACGGTCATGGACTTGCCGGTTACCGGATCCCTGGCCCAGCGGGTGCCTGTGCGGTTATTGGTCACCGGCACGGTAATACTGCGGCAGAAAGGGTGCATAGGCGGCAGGTTCTCGCCTGCTTTTGCCTCTTCCACCAAAAAGGTCTTGCCGTCCAGCTGGCGGCAGACGGCGGAGGTGCGCAAATCCAGAGTAGCCATAAACCGATACCGGATAATGCCCGCTGCCTTATAGCCCTCTAAAAAGCCTTGATTGGAGAAGTGATTGACCTCTGTACGGATCAGGCGGCTGGCACAATAGCGTTGCCCGCTGTCGCTGTCTGCTCCTACGCAGTCCTCCAGCAACCGCTCCTCCATATCGTGTAGGGTCATACCCGTCATACAACCCACCTCAATCGTGCGCTGCAAGCGCTTGCAAAAGGCGGCGTTGTTCTTCCACACACGATCGGAATAGTTCTTGCCGCTCCACTTATGGGTAAGTGCGGCCTGTACACGGCGGTCACTGATCAAGCGAAAGTCATATAGACCATTACGCTTTTGGTCGTTAAAAATAGTGCGGTAGTATGCTTGTTTGAGTGTATCTGTCAGTCGCGCTTTCGCCAGCCGTTCCTCCCGCACGCCCATGGCTACGGCTTCCGCACGAATAGCGTTCTGTAAAGCCTGCAATCGGCTGATACGGTCCGCATACGCAGGAGCGTCCAGCATAGCGATCAATTCACGCCGTGCCTGTGGTTCCTTAGTCTGTTGTAGCTGTTCCAGCAGACGCTGGCGCTCCTCTGCGGTTTGGCCTGCGCTCAGCAGCTGCAAGGCATAAGCCTGGCTGATCTGACCGTTTTTAACATACCGGCGGAGAATACGCTCAATTTGCTCGTTGAGCTGCTCTACACCCTGGGCGTACATACGGTTGACCTCCACCATTGTAGCGGTGGTGCGCGCTTGCAGCAGGTGCTCCAGGTCAACCGTTCGCCTTTTCCAATACTCTGCTGCTTTCATAGGTTAAGCGTCCTTTTCTTTGTCTTGCTGTTCCTGATCCGCCGACTGTTCCTTTTCGTCAGCCTTATCCTCTGTGTTGGCTGTGAAGCTGTCCATATATTGTTGCTGGTTCTCCTGCTTTTGCTGCTTCATATTCTCCACAGCCTCCGCCGGGTCCTTAACGAACCATAACAGTGACAGCAGCGTCTGATCATCAACCAGTCCGGCGTTCTTCAAGGTGCACACCATCTGCACGATCTGCGCCTCATCAATGGGCAGGGCCACAGTGAACACAATATCCACATCGTCCACAGATACCGGGTCAATTCCGTTATGGGCCAGCCAGTTGTTATATAACCTCCAGCGTTTCTTTAAGCCCGCCTCCATAGCACTCATTTTGCTTTTTACAAGCAGGTGCAAGGCCAGCAGCTTTAATTTCAGCGCCACGCCGCTGGCGTTGCCCGCAAAGGCCTGGTCTGTCATATCCGGGGTTAAAGTCATTTTATGAATATCCGATACCAGCGTATCGTCCAGCACCTTCAATGCATTCTCATCAAAGGTCTTTTGCACATATTCCAACCGGGCGTCCTGTGGAATACCATCTACAAAGTGATCCTGCTTTGCGGCTGCCATCGTCTCCGGCGGCAATACCGCACCATAAGCAGCTAAAATAGAATTGACGAACTTGCGTTTGTCCGTCAGGCGATCGGACAGCAGCGCATTGCGGGCGTCTATCAGGTTGGCCACCTGTTCAAAGTCGCCTTGTCTCTCCTCGTTGTTCTCATAACACACCACCGGCACCTCATCAAAGAAGTGTGGCACCGGTGCACCCACCGGGTTGTACACATAGTTTTCTTTATCCAGCGATGTGCTTTCGTACTGCTGATACTGGGTAGCCGTATAGACTGTTACCGCATAGTACCGGCTGCGGTCTGTGCGCTCCCGCTGCTCAAACCACAGCGCAAACAAGTCTTTGTGCTCCACGGTATCATCTTGCACCAGCACGATCTGATCCGGCGCATACACTGCGGATCGCGGGCGTGGTTGCTCCTCTGTGCTGGCATATAGCAGCTCACAGCTTTCGCCATATATACCCATGGCCTTTCCGTTTCGTTGATCTACGGTAGCGATATTCTGACTATGGTAGG